GCTCTAGTACCACCGCCAAATGCATTTTTAAAATTGGATATTGAATTGTTAGATGACATTTATTAGGTATTAGATACTGATGCAGTCACTGTATAAGTGGTTGTCGAAAGAATTGGTTTTACTGTTACATCTGCACTCAATGTAGCAGAATTATCAGTATTATTTGTGGTATCACATATAATTTGAGTAAATGTAGGATCAATGTATTGCGAAATACTTAGAATAAATGATCCTATTTCTGTGCTTACCGATGATCTGGTTGTAGAGTTGTTTATAGCAAAAATATATTTGAGCAAAATGTCATTTACATTATTTTGAATATAATTTTGTAGATATGCAGGACCAACTCTTTCAGATGAAGTATAGGTGGCACCTGCACCTGCAGTAGCACCAACCAAATCAGATCCTAAGAAATAATTGGTAAAAGTATTAGTATCAATTTTTGTATAAAAATTAACTCTGTTTTTCTTGTAAATATTTTTGGTAGCTTCATCACTCCAATCAACAATGTTATTAATTTTTGTGTTTAGTGGTGTAGAAAAATTAGATCCAGCTACAGTTAATGGCAAACTATTTGTATTCTTAGATCTGGTAAATGCACCAGCAACATCTGATACCGATGAAATTGTGTATTCAAGAGTTGTATTAGAAATTAAACTATCTGTTGCAAACGGAGCTTTAAAACTTTGTGCCCCTACATTAAAGATTCTATCGGATGCGGTAGCACCTTGGCTAAATGGAACAAATGCAGGCCCCATTAACGAATCATAGTTAATTGCTGTAAATCCCGCACCATCACTGCTTGATGCAAATACTCCAAAGATATAATCATTATCTCTTACAAATGGAACAGTAGCAGTATTGCCTGTTTGTCCCATTAAAATATCTAACTTGTAGGAGTTGGCATTTAAATAATTTTTAAGTCCAGTGGTTGTACCAGCAATAACAAGGCTACCACCGTAAGAAAGATAATTTAAAGCATGTAAAAAGTCATATCCATTGGTTCTTGGAGTAACTTTTGTTCCAGCATATGAAAAGAAACCTTGTGTACCGCCTTCGGTTGTCCTTGAGACTAAGCAATAAGTTATACCACTTAAAAGATTTAAATCGTTTATAAAGCTATTATAGTCTGAATATTCAATATATGTTTCGCTAGTGGTACCACGAACTGGGTTTGCCAATTGGGTTCTGCTATACATCAACCAGCCATAAAGGCCACCAGGATCGTTTGAGGCGGCACCGCTGGCACCAGTAAATGTTGGGATCGCATAAGTTGCTCCTGCGATCATACCTGCATATAAAGGATTTGTAGTACTTTCGGTGCTAAAGATTGAAGGGGAAATAAAAGAATTTAATGTTGGCATTCGTTTACCTTGTAATAAAAATATTTAGAATTTTATGCAGGATACCATACAACCTCTCCATCGGAGTATTTATCTTCGTCGTCAAGTGGGTTTAACATAAACAAAGTATTATCTTCTTCTGCATTTTTTGCTTCTTCAAAATTTAATTTTCCTGATTCAATTAAATCTGGAAAATATTCTTGTCTACAAAGCCAAGCAAAGAACACCAAAGTCATTACTAGATCATCATTGTGCCCGTCATCAGCTTTAAAAGTATTAGATTTGGACACAAAAGTCATTAATTCTTGTATGACCCTATCGTCATTTATTAAAATTTTATCTTCTTCGATTAACCTTTTTAAAATAGAACAACCTAGTTTTTTTGTTTGGGCAGTGGTTCTAAGTCCAAATTCACTACGGTTGCTTGCAAATCCTTGAGATAAAATTTGCCCCTTTCTTCCTTTAATGATGGTCATTAAAAGATTTTCATATTCAAGATCATTATATAAAATATTTGCTACTTGACCACCAATGTCATTAGTTTCAACCAATACATAAGCACCATTATATTTTTCGGCAATATTTTTTATAATTGTTGGGAAATGAAATGGACTAACTGTATTGTTTCTATATGTAGCCACAACTTCATATGGTGTTTTGCTACCATTTATTACTGTTATTGCTGAATAATCGGACCCTTGGCCACGAGAAACGTCAGCCATTAAAAAATACACATCATCTTTATTTGGTTCTCTAAATGTTCTTATGCCTTCTTTATCTTCAGACAAAAATTCTTCTGGAGCCAATACATTTAATTTTGTTGAAGAAATTAAAGTATTAGATGAACCAAGAAAGCTACAACCATATTCTTGTTGAAATTGTTCTTCGCTTGTATTTGCTATCTGTTCAGCTGCCCATACGTCATCTCTGCGTGGGCCACCGGGAGTTATAGGGACATCTCTCCAAGATACCTCAATAGGCACAAATTTATTTTTTAATTTATGCCCTTCTGCTCTATTTGCATCAATCCAAAGTTTATGAAAATGATTCATTCCATTTGGAGTGGATACAATAATAAGTTTTGTGGTCAAACCCGCTGAAATTGTTGGGTATGTTGATGAATAAAATTCTTCTGCTATATGGGAAGGCAAGAAGGCGTATTCGTCCAAAAGTAGAAGGTTATAGGAGCCACCACGAATGGCCGAGGACGATGTTGCGTCGCAGACCACTCTAGACCCATTTTCCAGTTTAAAGCTTGTCTTGTTCCATTCTACCACGCCCTGTTGAAGAAAATGTGGTAAGTTCTCATATGCTAATTGAAGTTTAGCAAATAATTCATCTTTTGCAGTTTTTAACTTGTTAGCCAGAATTGCACAGCTTACTGACTGATTAAAGGTCACATAATGTGTAATGTAACCAATAACTGATGTAGATTTACCTGATTGGCGAGGCCATTTTGAAATAGTAAATCTATTTTCATGAATTGTCTTTACAAATCGTTGCTGATAATCGTATAGTTCAAAGGGCATAACTCCTCTGTCTAGAGTTTTAACTTTTACATATTTACTACAAAAATAAACCGGATCTTTTGAACATTTTACGTATTCTTTTAATTCTTCTTCAGTATAATTTAACTGAATACCGGGATGCTTTAGTTTTGGATTATTTCTATAACCTTGGTTATTGCTTTGAGCCATCTTTTACAACCTCAGCTTCAATCACTTCTTTTTCAGTGCTTCTTTCTTTATTTAACAGATTTTGAAGATCTTTGGTTGATCCAACAAAAACTGCATTGTTGGTTTGTTTAATTGACGTTTTTATATCTGCTGTTGTTGCTTTTGCTTTTTTATGAACATCCAAAACATTATTATTCAAATCTGCCATTGTTTTTAAGAGTATTGCAACTACCTCAAAAGCTCTTGGGGAATCTGATTCTGTTGCAACTTTAAGGGCACTTTCTAAAGCAACATTTCCATTTTGTATTAAATCTTTTAAATTTAATTGAACAGATTCATAATCTTTTTGAAAATTTCCTAAATCAAATGTCCCCCCCGCAACATCTTTAGAAACTTTAGATTCTTTTTCATCCGGCAAATTAAAAAAGTTTGTTAAATTTTTATTAAGCATTATTAAAATCAAAATCCAAATCAGTAGAAGTAATTGTACTAACTGATGGCGTAACCTTTCCATATATGTAACTCTTAGCTATAAAAGATATAGAAGAAATATTTACTCTTCTAGAACCAAAATCTCCATCAAATCTCTCAGATATATTACTGCTGGTCATTATTATTGGTATTCTTACATTTGTCTGAGCATCATTTAAATCCAATTCAACGATATGATCTGGATTGAAATATGGAATTATTTGTTCTATAATCTGCAAGGTATCATCAATATGTCGTGTATAAACATATAAACTAAAACCAACATTTACAGGAACTTGTTCATTAATAACATTTCCTGTAGAGGAACATTGACCTCCTGATTGGTTTGAAGAAAATAAAGGCATAAATTTTGATCTTCTTCGTGTAGAATCAGGAACCACAGTTGTCATTATATAACTTAATCTTGGAAGTTGATTTTCAATTCTAGTGGTGTCAGTAATAGATGATGGTTCCAACAACCTTCTAATAAATTTTTCTTGGGGTGCATAAGTTATTGGAACTCGTATTTCCAAAGGATCATTTGGATTATCTGGGTTTTGGTGACTAACATTAATATTATTAAATAATGTTCCAAATCCGACTACAAGTTTTCTTAAGCTTTTGTTATAAAATTGATCAAACATAGTTTATTACTCGCAATCAATAAATGGATTATTCGGATCAAATGTGTACCCCGCAGCTTCAGTTTGAAGAACATCATTTACGCCAGCAGTAGTCCCAAGTCCGTTATTCAATGGAATTATTGTACTTCCAGAGAATCCTCTAGTATTATTTACAAGCTGATCAACGGCATTTATAGAAGTAGAAAGTTTTTCGTAACTGTAAGTAAAGAGTTCAGCTGTTATAAAATATGAATACAATCTTCCCAGTGGATAAAATGGATTTTCATGTTCTACAAAGTTTATTTCAAACAATGACTTTGATGGTGGAAAATAAATCAAATCTCCTTCACGAGGTCTCGTTAGTGCTGAATTTTTATTTGTAACTTCTTGTTTAAATCTTTTTCTAGCAAAAACTAAATTTACTTTATCTTTGATTTCCAAACCAAACTGAGTGATAACATCGTTTCCTTCAAACCCTTTAAATGATTGTAAATACATTTCTAAAACATATGCATTGTCAAAGTAGGAACCAGGATCTTCTCCAAATATTTTATCTATTGAAAGATAGTCTCTAGGAATATAATAGCAGTCAACTCCAGTAGCTTGAATAATTTCAATTGTTATTCCTTCTACTAAATCTTGTTCTGGCTCATAATTTTGAAAATACGGATTTTTCAAATGTTATCCTATCATTGGATCTGGTGGCAATTCTTGTGTTTTTGTTAGCGTTATTTCGATTTGATTTAGTTCATTCAATGCTTCAGCCATTATGGCTGCAGAATTTAATTGGGCGCCACCAGGCAATGGCACCCCAGCAAACTTCATTAAATTTTGTGCCCATTGTTTCTTTAATAATGCTGTGTAATACTTTTTAAATACTCTATCTTGCCAAACTTTTTGATATTGATTTGGATCAATTTGAACATAGGATTCAACCAAAAGATATGATCCAGGAACCAATCGAGTCCAATCTAGATCTAATGTAAGACGATCAGTTGTTCTGGTGTATGTATAGGCAGGTGGATAATTAAATACATCATTAACCATTTTTAAATAACTCATGGATTCCATATAGGATGCCATTGGTCCACTATTCAAAGCTCCTTGATTGAAATACAAACCAAAGAAATCAAATAAAGTTAATTGATATCTCAAATCAAACATATAAGACCCAGAAACATCTGATGGTGTATAAACTTTTGTAATAGTTCTAATGTCAGTTGCTTGTGGCCAATCACCAGTAATACCAGTAGATGGGTCATATCTTGGTTGGGCACCAACAGCACTACCAAATGTAGTGGTATCAAAATATCTTCTGTTAATATCATCAGAAGTCATAGTGTATAAAAACAAAGCCCTTTGATTAAAATCAAAGTGTCTTTCAAACATATACTCTAATGCTTCATCTAAACGATCCTGTGCTTGTTGTGGATCTATATTTACCTGTATTACAGGAGCACCCAAGTTTCTAAAACAATAGTCGATAAATTGTTGTCTAGTTGTTGCCGCCATAAAATTATTTATGAATTTTCAATAATTTTATTTATAGCATCAAACATATCTTGTTTTTGTTTATTTACAGATACTGTAAGATTTACTCTTTGAACAATCTCAGGTGGCAAATTTTCAATTTGTTTTTTTCTATGCAAATCTTGTTCTGGAGAGTTTGGATCATAGTTTGAAAACCCTGGCATTTTTAAAGGGCAGTTTAAATATGGATAATCTAGCTTAGAATATGTTCCATGTTCTCTTAAAAGCCATGTGTGGCTATGGTCACCACAACCACATCCACCACAGTAATAAAAATTTGATTTGTCGCTTTTTTTAAGATTAGAGCATGGTTTTGGATTACCTATTCCAAAACAAGAAACATATCTCAGTTTCTTTACATCATCATTTATTTTATTATTATCTTTTCCACGTGATGCGATAGACATCGCAAACATCATTATTTTACTTATCATGGAGTTTCGTATAAGATATAAGTTCCTGCTGGATATACTGATCTATTTAAAAATGGTTTATATTTTTCTGGAACATTTGCCCGGACTATCATAAAACCTGGGCTTCCAGTTTGTACATCACATTGATCTATCGGAAGATTTATTAAAGTTGTTAAAAGATATTTTACAGCCATACAACTTCCTTTCATATTATAATAATTTTCATCACAATTAATAGCAAATTTTTTAATGTTTGGAAGTAAATCTCTTAAAACTGAACCTTCAGAAAAATCTTCATATGGAAAATATTTATCAGATAAACCTTCTAAAAATTTATCATTTATTGTCCATGGGCATTGAATATTTTCCCAATCAATTTTACCACCGTATCCATATTTTTCACTAAAAAGCCATCTTAAATATGATTGAATAATTTTAACAATTAATACATTAGAAGGATCTTTTATAGATTCTTTATAAATCCAGTTTGGAAATAAAGATTTTACAGTCAATTTATCGCCAAACCAAGGACTTCCGGCCAAATTATAAAAATCTGATCCTAAAGTGCTTTTGGCATTTTCTACCATTTTTTTGAGTTTTACCTCAAGCGTTACTGGAATTTTATTAAATAGTAAAAGCATTTTATTGTGAATATATTAAGTTGATACCAGCTACTGATATGTCACTCAAGTATGTAATAAGATCATTGCTTTCAGATTCACTGATACCATTTACATAAATTTTTATAGTACTTGGTTGGTCTGCATTGACAACAGTTATTTGATCTTCTGATGTAGTTACAATACTAGAAGCCAATATTGCATTTTTAAAATCTGTCAAAGTAACACAACGATGTTGTGCTCTTGCTGAAAAATTAATTTTTGATTTTGCATTTGTTGTGGAAAGAGAATCATAACCGCCTGTTGGTGTAGAAATTGTTAAGAATCCAGCATAGCTGCTATTTGTGGCTAAAGTAGCTTCGTTTCCCTCTGCGCCATTTGAAATAACGGCTTTGCAGTAAACAGTATAATCATTTGTTAAAACAAACGATTCTGGTAAATTAGAAGTTACCAAGTAACCATTAACTGTATTTAAAACTGTAAAATAATAACCAGTTGTTGTTGAGGCTGGATTTGATTTATCTACTCTTTCCCAAGAAATAGTATTTCCATCTACATCAGTTGATGCCATAGTAATGGTATTTGGATCTACTGTTAATGGCAAGGTCATTGATTGACTATTAAAATCCCAGCTACCATATTGAACAACTTCGGATCCGCAATATAAAGTTATTGTGCTTGTTGTTGCTGCCGGAACATCTTCTATGTTAAAAAACAATAAATTTGTTCCTCTGGTGCTAGTTGCATAAAACGGAGTATATGCGCTCAGAGCGCCATAAGTAATAATATTTCTGGTTGTAGATGCTGATTTTTTAACTTCCAAAAGTATAGAAGAATTAGAAGCCAAGCCAACAAGTGAAGGTAAAAGAGTAGCAGTACTAACAAAAGATTCTTTATAACCTAACTGAGCATATACACCATTATAAGCCGTTGCTGTTGCCAATATGTTCAATAACATATTAACTGCACTGGCTGAACTATCATAATCCAAATCTTTTAAAGTAGGTTCGCTCTTTAAAAAGTTTTTTAATGATGTTATAATTTCATTATAATCAAGAGAAGCAACATCTAAATTTTTAAAGTTTAAGCTCATTGCAGTGGGACCTCAATTGTGCATTCCATCAGTTGATTTTTTAAATAAGTGTCTGCAGAAAATTTTATAGCAAATATCACTTTTTGATCATTAAAATATTTAATTCTAACATTTATATTGTTAATGTCTTTGATAGCATATTGTATATAATTTTCAAGATCTGTTTCAATTAAATTTTGAATACCAGAAGGATTAAAAATTAGATTATAGTAATCAGAACCCACATAAGGGTCCGATGGCAATTCA